ATCACGATCGTGCCGGTGAACCCCGGCGAGATCATCGACGAGATCAAGGCGATCCGGCTCGCGTCCGGCCTGTCGATGCTGGTCGGGCGCAACACGGAGGACGCGATCATGGCGCGCGCGTTCTGCTTCCGCACGCCGGAGTTCTCATCGACCGGCGCGCAGGAGACGGCGTTCAAGTGGGGCTTCGACGTGGGTCCCGTGAAGCGCGAGCCGGTGCCCGCATGACCCCGCCCCCGAAGCCTCCGTACGTGCTCGGCTCCTGGTGGCACGACATCACGACCACGGGGAAGTGACATGGCCGAGAAGAAGAAGAAGGTCAAGTGCAAGAACTGCGGGACGGTGCAGTCGGCCTCGAACGACACGTGCATCAACTGCGGCGCGTTCCCGCTGTCCGGAGATCCGGTGCAGGAGATGGCCGACACGCGCTACGGGGCCACGCTGCCCACGAAGACGGCGACCGGCCTGCCGGTCGAGCTTCTCGCCGGCCTGCCGGAGACGGCGCGCACGTTCTCGGCAGCCGAGCGCAAGAAGGCGGCGAGCTCCGGGGCGGCGATGCCGGACGGCTCGTTCCCGATCCACCACGCCGGGGACCTCTCCAACGCGATCCGGCTGGCGGGCAACGCGAAGGACCCGGCGGCCGCGAAGGCGCACATCAAGAAGCGGGCCAAGGCGCTCGGTCTTCACAAGGCGATCCCGGACACCTGGTCGTAGATTAGGTGGCGTGGCCGTCACCGCCGTGAAGCCCAAGACGTTCTCGTTCTTCCGCGGCGACCATCTCTATCTCGTCTCGCCCGTCACGCCCTTCGAGCCCGCCGAAACCGAGATCGAGGAGTTCGCGTTCGCCAACCACATGAAGACGGTCGCGCCGAACCCGAACATCCTGTGGCTCCAGGGCCAGTACGTCGAGGGCGACAAGCCGAACCTCAACGGCGCGATGTGGGCCGGGGACGAGCTGGCGATCAAGAGCCTGACGCCGAACTTCATGCCCGTCTCGGTGATGCACGATCCCTCGACGGCAGTCGGGCTTATCGCGGACACGAAGCTCGTCCTGCCCGAGGAGGGCGGCGTCGAGCACGCGCGTCTGGACAACACGATCGGCGTGTGGAGGCACCGCTTCCCCGAGGTCGCCGAGGAGATCGCAGAGAACTACAAGTCCGGGACGCTGATGCAGTCGATGGAGTGCCTGCCGACGCACTACGACTGCTCGGTCTGCGGCAAGGTGTTCCCGAAGCTGCCCGGCGGCGCTGAGGAGGCGCAGTGGTGCGTCCATCTCAAGGGTGAGGAAGGCGCTCGGGCCGCTCGTATATTACGGAACGTCTGCTTCACCGGGACCGGATTGATCTTCGGATCGCGGGGCGTCAAGGGGGCACTTCCCTCCGCTCACCTTGAAGTTCTTGAGGACGAGGTCGCCGCTTTCCACGAGGCCGTACACAAGACTCCAGGCGCAAAGCCCAAACCACGCGGAGGAAAGCGAACCATGGAAATCGAAGACGGGCGCTACCAGGAGCTCATCGCGGCCGAGGCGAAGCTCAAGGAACTGGAGCCCAAGCTCGCGACGGCCGAGGACTCGGCCTCGAAGGTGCCCGACCTCGAGAAGAAGGTCGAGACGCTGGAGGTCGAGAAGAAGGCCGCCGTAGACGAGGCGGCTCAGATCAAGACCGAGAAGGAAGCCCTGGAGGAGACCGCGCGCTCTGCGACTCTCGCCACGGAGCGCCTCTCGAAGGTCGGCGAGCCCTTCAAGGCCAAGCTGCCAGAGACCGTCAAGGCCAAGCTCGACGAGCAGGCCAAGGTGCTGTCCGATGAGGACTGGACCGCGCGGCTCGAGGAGCTGGCGGCGCTGACCGGCGTCAAGCCCGACGCCGAGGGCAGCAAGGACGACAAGGACAAGGACAAGCACACCTTCACTGCCGAGGAGATCGCGGCCAGCCGTCTCGGCGGCGGCGGTGAGCCCTCGACCTCGGAGCCGTCCCCGGAGGCTCGCCGGTCCGTCATCGGTTCGCTCGTCGGGGCCGGAGCGAGCAAGGACGACAAGTAGGGCCAGTCGGCCGACCCCTCACACACCAGGAGATACCTCGAAATGACCCCGCCCGACACTGGCTCCTTCCCTCTCTCCGGCGTTGCCGCTGGCGCGACCACTCAGCTTCCGAACGTCTCCGTGGCGTTCCCCGGCGAGCACTGGTCGGATGGCAAGGCAGCCGTCGCCATCGACCCCGGTTCGATGATCGTCCCGCTCAACTCCGGGGGCAAGCTGTACTGGCAGATCGCGTCGGCGGGTGCCGTGGACCCGCGCTCGGCGATCGCGCTGCGCCCGGTGATGGTCCCGGACCTGAACACGGGCTCGCAGTACGGCACGGCGCTCGGCCCGAACGAGATCGTCAACCTCGTGCTGAACCCCGGCGAGTACGTGCACTCCTACCACTCGGGGGCGTTCCATCTGACGCTCATCAAGCCGGACGCGGCCTACGTGCCGGGGGACCTGATCGGCTGGGACCCGGCCGGTGCGCGGCCACAGGGCAAGGGGCAGACGAACGGGACGGGTTCGTGGATGCGCGGCGTTGCCGCGGCGAACGCGCTGTTCACCGTCCAGGAGTTCCGGCCGTACAACACGGCGGGGACCGAGGGCGTTCTCACCGTCAGGAGTCTCCGCGGCCAGTTCTAGGCGTCCGCGGCAAATCACGAGTAAGGAGCACACATGGACGCCGTCATCTTCAACACGCTGGCGAAGGTCGCCGCGGAGACGGACAAGGTCAAGCGGGCACAGCTCAAGGCCGAGACGAACATCGAACTCGCGTCGCACTTCGCGCGTCACGGCATGGACATGGAGGAGCTCGCGTACGACCTCCTGAACCAGGCGTGGGGCGACGCGATGCAGGGCAACATCGTCGGCTCGGTTATCGAGGTCAAGACGGTCGGCCTCGGCGATGTCGATTTCGTGGAGGAGAACCTCCGCGGGATGCGCGCGTACTGGCAGGGCAAGGGCGGCCAGATCCGCTCGGACATCCTGCGCTACGAGCGTTCCCAGATGCCGCGTGAGGAGATCGTCGCGGCGATCGACATGCACCAGGACGAGCTCGCGCTCAACTTCTGGGGCTCGCTCGACAAGCTGTCCAGCCACGCGCAGGACAAGATGGAGATCCTCCCGGCGCAGCGGCTCATCGAGCTCATCCAGGCCGCGATCACGACGGGCACGTACTTCGGTTCGTTCGCCGCCGCGACGCTGACCGACACGCAGATCGACACGATCCTCGACGCCGTGGCGCTGCGGTCCGGCGGCAAGGTCTCGATCCTCGGAACCTCCGTGGCGATCCGCAAGCTCGCCAACGTGGGTCTCGACTTCGGTCCCAACATCCAGGAGCGGGTGTTCGAGACCGGCCAGATCGCGACCTACAAGGGCTACCCCGTCGTGCAGGTGGAGAACTTCGAGAACTTCGAGGGCAACTTCGTCCTGCCGAACAACGAGCTCTGGTTCGTCGGGCGCAACGCCGGTCGGCTGACCTACTACGGCAGCACCGCCAAGGTCCAGCAGTTGAAGCTCCCGAGCTTCTACTTCCGCTGGGAGACCGCGCGCGATGCCGGGATGCTGCTCTACGGCGTGGCGAAGGGGCGTCTGGGCCGCGTCGTTCTGACCTAGTCCCTGCCGGGGCGTGGGATTGAGCGGGCGGTTGAAAAGCCGCCCGTTCTGCTGTCTGGAGTCGTAGATTAGGAACGGCAAACGGCTCCCTGTGGAGGACTGGCAATGGCGAAGGTGAAGACAACGCGGTTCCGCAATACGAGCGCCGGATACGTCGGCGTGTCGAAGTACAAGCCCAACGGCGACGAGGACGCGATCGCCGTTGAGCCGCACGGCACCGTGGAGCTCACGGACGAGGAGATCGAACTCACCGCCCGCGCGCCGAGGGAGCTCAAGGACAACCCGTTCCTGCCGCAGCGCTTCGAGATCCGCGACCAGAACACGGACGAGTTGATCGAGGAGGGCACCCGGCCGCTCCTGGTCGTCGACACGTCCGAGGTCTTCGTGCCGGATACCGGCAGCTTCGCCGAGGGCGAGGAGGTCGGCACTCCCGCCGCACGCAGGGTGCGCCGTCGTGCGAAGGCCGAGGCGTAGTGGCCGTCACCGTCGACGAGACGCTGACCGACATTCGGGTGCTCACCCCGCGGATCAGGCGCGCCCTCGAAGGTACGGGCGCGCCGGTCCTGACCGACGACCAGATCAAGGACATCACTGCCGACGCGATGGCGGACGTGACGCTGTATCTCGGCAGCGTCTTCGGCAAGCAGTTGGTCGTCACGGAGACGGACGCGAACGGCGCGCCGATCGAATACGCCACCACGGAGGAGCTCAGCCTCCAGGAGGGCTCGGTCATCGCGGCCCAGGCGGCGCTGGACTACTTCTTCTTCCAGTTCGCCGGGATGAAGGTCTCGGAGACGATCTCGGACGAGGCGTCGTCGTGGGAGTACGCGCTGTCGCCGTCGCTGCTCGCCAACCAGCTCAAGCTGTTGCAGCAGGAGCGCGACAAGGCGCTGGAGGCGCTGGCGGGCAACATGGACCCGCTGGAGCACTTCATGGACTTCGTCTACGCGCGCGACGCGGTAACGGCACGCATGATCGAGCCGTGGGTCCTCAACCAGGGCGTCGGCGGGCAGGCGGGCTTCTTCGACGAGCGCTTCGGGACGTACTAGTGGTCGTCATCACGCCCGATCTGGCGGGCTACGAGGAGGCCCACAACCGGGCTCGCGACTACATGGGCGTGCCGATCGTCCTGTTCGGCCCGGTGGAGAGCACCTGGCCGCCGGGCACACCGGTCGATCCTCTGACTGGAGTCCCGATGGACCCGACGCTCGAGCCCATCTCCTCGGCCGCGGCTTCGGCGCTCGTCCACGGCAAGGTCGGCTTCCGGGCGGTGATCCGCGGGTTTAGCGCAGGCTCGTCGGAGGACAAGTCGGCCGGAGTCATGGACCGCGCCGACGTGATGCTGATCCTGCCGTCTGCCGCTGCGTCCGCGGTCACCGCGATCGACGCCCAGAGCTTCGAGGCGCGCGACTGGACCTGCAAGATCGAGACCTACAAGTTCGACGGCGTCGCCGGGATCGACCGCTTCCTGATCTACGGTAGGCGCATCTCGGAGCCACGGCTGTGATCTCCCGCGAAGACCTGATCGACAAGTCCGTCCGCGAGTTCGCCCGGCAGTATCTCGTCACGCGCGGCTACGGGCCGGACAAGCTGCGCTGGATCGAGAGCTTCCCGCACTCGCTGGAGTCGCTGGACGGCGTGTCACTCGCCGCGGTCGGCTTCAACTTCGACGACGAGGGTCGCGAGGCCGAGATGGGCTCGTCGCTCACAGAGCGCAACTACACGATCGAGTTCTTCGTCTTCGGCGTCGACATGGAGATCGCGCGCAACGTCGCGAACTGGATGAAGTTCGCACTGGAGTCCGACGAACAGGGCACGCTCCCGCTCATGGACTACGGCCAAGACCCGCCTGTCGAGATCGACCGGCTGCGCGTCGACGGCGTGTCGACGCATCACCAGGCGTTCCTTGACCCCGAGCCGTGGCAGGAGTTCACCTGGCTCACGACCGTCCGCGTGGAGGACATCTACTACGCCTCGACGCTGGCCTGATGGCGCAGTGGTACGACATCTTCGTCGTCGAGGATGTCGGGCCGATCTACGAGCACTTCGACCGCATCATCATCCAACTCAGGGAGCTTGAGGCCGCGGGCGTTGCGGGCATCGCGGGAGCGGGGTTCCTGGCGAGGGTCCAGAAGTCGCTCCTGAACTTCATGGACGGGCTGGAGTTGGCGGCTCGCACCGCGGCGGTCCAAGCCCAGCAGGAGATCGTCGGGAAGATCGCGGCAACCCAGGTCCGCCCCGACACCGGGCGACGCCCCGGCCTGGCTGCTGCGATACGCACGGCGGTGCTGGAGCCACGCGGGGGCCTGCCGACCGGGGCGGTCGGCGTCGGCAACATCAATACGCTCGATCGCCTCACGACACGGAGCGGCAGGATGGCGCGCTACGGCCCGTACTGGCGTTCCCAGGAGTACGGCTTCCGGCCGCGCGGTCGCCAGCTTTCGGGCATCCGCGGCTTCTTCACGGGACCGGGCTTCGGGAACGTCGCGCCGAGTCCCGGCGCGTTCCGCGATCAGCCCACATTCGAGGCCCGGCGCGGCGGACCTCTGATGCGTCCGAGCGGCTACCAGGGCCGGTTCTTCCTGCGTGACGGCTCCGCCGCCGCCTTCGCCGCCTACAAGCGGGAGCTCCTGGCGCTCCAGGACCGGATCGACGCCGAGCTCGCGCCGATCCTCCGCTACTGAGCGTCTGTCAGAGAGCGCCTCCAGTCGTAGATTAGGAGCGCAACGGCGACGTAGGCAAGGACTGGCGTGGACCGAGAGCAGTATCTCCACAGGCGGAAGGCGAAGTACATGGCTCAGACGCTTGAGGAGTTCGAGAACAAGATCGAGCCCCTCTTGCCGGACACGACAGAAGCACGCGAGGCGCGGGACCACTTCAAGGGCCTGTGCCGAGGGCGCTTCAACGGACTGGCAGTCGACGGCTGTGAACTGCTCAAGCTGGATGGGATTTCCGAGATCAACGGCGTCGCGCAAGGCATTCGAGACCAACTTTCGCCCGTCGGCCGACCCTGACACCAGGAGCAACGAGACCATATGAGCGTCAACGCCGGTTCCATCATCCACGTCGCGGGCAACAGCGTCATCGACCGTCTCCAGTCGGCCGGTCTGAGCAACGTCAACGTCCCGCTGACGGTCGTCCAGGAGATCGGCAACGACTCGATCGTCGACAAGATCCCCGGCGACCCGCAGTTCACGTTCTCGATGGAGTCGTGGGATGTCTCCACCGAGCTCGAAGCCCTCCTCATGGGCGAGCACGCCACCAGCGGCAGCTTCGCATCCGGCCAGGCGCTCGACGTGACGGACGCGGACGGCACCGAGTACAAGTTCTCCAAGTGCCAGTACGTCACGATCGCCTCGCCGTGGAAGGACCCGCTGTCCTCCGGTGGCGTCGTCAACGCGGGCCATCTTGTTCCCGCCTACTGGCCGACCCGGATCAGCTACTCCTACGGTGTCAGCGACCAGGCCGCGGAGACCGTCGAGCTCTCGGGCGGGGCGTTCTACTACGCCAAGGGCGCGCCGGTCGAGCAGTTCGCCGCGGGCGGGTCCGCGAGCTACGTCACGTCGGACCCGGCGATCCCGTACCGCATCGGCGGCGCGGCGGGCACGACGTTCAAGTCCGTCTTCGGCGTGATCGTCAACGGCGCGGTGATGATCGAGGGCGTCGACTACACGTCGACGCCGACCAACTCGCCGAACCCGGCCGTCGCCACCATCACGTTCACCACGGCGACCCCGGCCACGGACGTGAACGGCCAGCCGACCGTCGTCAAGTTCTCCTACTTCACGACCGCGGCCAAGTCGTTCCCGCAGCCGGTCCACGCGAGCGTCATCACGAAGCCGGGCGCGGTCCGCGGCCGCAACATCTGCGTCTACCTGACCGATGCGAAGCTCAAGCTGGCGAGCGTCCAGCAGTTCACGCTGGAGGGCACCGTCACCGGTCAGTTCGACTACGAGTTCTGCAACATGGACTCGATCGGCTACACGGTCACGCAGCGCGACGTGAACGGCACGATCACCGTGCGCTCGCGCGACGCGGCAGCGTTCTTCTCGATGCTGTCGGAGATGACCGGCGTCGCCCCGGCCGAGGTCCAGGGCTGGCTGAACCAGAACGCGATCAAGCTCGAGGTCCAGATCCAGAACCCGAAGAACCCGGCGGCGATCCTCAAGACGCTGTACGTGTCGGACGCGATCTTCCAGACCCCGGCGACCCCGGCCCGCGTGAACACGCCGACCGATTTCGTCATCAACTACACGAGCCAGAGCGGTGAGTTCTCGGCGTTCAAGGGGTTGAGGCCCTGATGGCACAGGTCCACCAGTTCGGGGCGGGCGACAAGGGCGGCATCGTCGACCGGGTCAGCCTGCTCGCGATGGTCAATGGTCTCGGCGGGCGGGTTCCGACGCCGGTCAAGGCGAGCCGGGTCGCCCGGTTCCTGCACCCGCGGGGCACCATCACGACGGCGGAAGTTCGCGCCGTTGCGGCGTCGAACGCGACGCTCGTGACCGACGACGGCTCCGGCAACCTCACGCTCACGGGCACGGGGCTCAGGCAGGCGCGCTCGCGCATGTCCCCGAGGTACTGCATCCGATAGCACCCCTCATAGGGCTGACGGCCCGCTCGACGGCACAAGCGGCTCATGGAGCCAGGCAAGCAGGAAAGGCGCGACTCCGGTCGCACGGCGAAAGGAACGATATGACCGACGTAGCTGTCGAGGAGATCGAGGAAGTCACCGTAGTGCCCGACGAGATGAGCCCGGAACTCCGGGCTCTGTTCACGTTCTCGACGTGGGTCCACGTCGGTCTGGGGGCGGAGGAGTGCGACGCCGTCGACACGGAGGCGGGGACGAACGGGTGCGTGGACCCGGCGCACATCCACGTCTGGTGCCGCCTGCCCAACGGCCTCCAGCTTCGCGTCATCGCGGAGAAGGCGCGGGCGGCCAAGGCCCGGCGCGCGCGCGAGCTTCGCGACGACCAGACCGACTCGCACGCCGTCCTCGAAGACGAGGTCGCCGACCTGATCGACGCGGGCGAGAAGGAGCCGCTCGTGGACGTGCTCGTCGGCCGCGAGTGGTTCAAGCACTACCTGCGCGCACGCAACGAGGTCGAAGCCACCGAGGCCGAGCCCGACGAGGACGACGGGCCATTCGCGCACATCGACGACGACCAGGAGCGCCTGCTGGCGATCAGCCGGATGCCCGAGGCCGATCAGCCGAAGGACGAACGGGAGTCGCTGGATAAGCACGTCCGCCGCTACCAGGATCTCGTCGAGGCCAAGCTGGAGGAGTACCTCGAGCCCGAGCGCGAGGGTCTGCGGCTACTGGAGATGGAGGCGCTGGTCGAGCGAGTCCGCCGCGACCTCATCCAGCAGGACGCGATGGCCGTCTTCCAGCACGAGTACGCCATCCATGAGTGGCTGCTGTGCACCACGGACGCGCCGCACGGCAAGCGGCGCTGGATGACCGCCGAGGACATGGAGAACGAGCCGCCGGAACTCATCGACACCGTCAAGGACGCCTACGAGCGTCTGGAGCGCGAGCAGAGGACGCTGACCCAGGGAAAAGCCTCCTGACCTCGGACGAGTGGCTGAGCATCGTCAAGCTCGCCCGCGACCTGGGGTCGATCGACCACCTACTGCCAGATCACGTTGAAAGCCTCATCGACATCCCGTACACGCTGGCCGCAGCCATCAGCCTTGCGACGACAGTCTGGAATTGGCGCGAGAACCTCGCGTCCGACGAGATCCCTCCGCGGCACATCTGGCTGGACGGTGAGCTTGTGACCGACTGGTTCGCCGAGGTCGACGCCGCCCGCGAGCGCAAGTACAAGGGCGAGCCGGACGGGGAGCAGAACGAGGCCGTGAACGCCCTGGTGGTCGGCGATGGCTGATCGCAGCATCAACCCCGAGACCAACGTCAAGCTCGACAAGCTCGAGTCGACCGTCTCGCGTTTGGACACCCGCCTCGGGCAGGAGGCGCAGATCGCACGGGAGAACGCGGCGAAAGTCGAACGCGCCGCTACGCGCCGCGCTGCCGCCGCGGAGCGAGGGACTGCACCCGCGGCGGGACCGACCGAGAAGGCGACGATCGACGAGGCCACGCTGAGCACCGAGCGCCTCGTCAAGGCGCAGGCGGATGCGCTGGCCGCGGCGCGGCAACGGCTGGCGGTCGAGCAGGAGGAGGGCCGAGTCCTCGCCGCGAACGCGGCCACGATCAGCGCGCAAGCTGAACGGGTCCGCGCGGCCGCGCGCCAAGAGAGCCCGCTGCTCCAAGCTGCGACTCGAGTCCAGCGTCTCAACGATCCGGCGCTGATCCAGGCCCGTGCCGAGCAGGAGGCGGCGATCGCGGCCCGCGGCCGGGCGTACTCGTCGCAGAAACTTCTCGGCCCCGGCCCGCAGCCGACACCGCAGCTCCTCCTCGGCGCGGGTCCACAGCCACCGCCGCAACGCCTGCTCACGGCGGGCGAAGACCTGTCGAAGGTCGCCAAGGGCTACGGCGACATGGAGCACGCCCAGGCCGCCGCGGAAACCCAGACGGCTCGCTCGACCCAGACGACCAGCCTGTTCTCCCGCGAGCTACGAGAGCTCGACGCCCAGCTTGAGTACGAGGCGCGCGCCTACAACCTCGCGGCCGACGCTGCGGCCCGGCATGGCCTGCTGACCAGCGAGACGATCGGCTACATGGCGCGCGGTCAGGTGACGGCCCGCCAGTTCGGCGCGGAGATCCTCGGCACGATTGGCAAGTTCGCGGGCTGGACGGCCGCGGCGTCCCTGACCTTCGGCGCGGTTCGCGCGCTCGGCCTGCTGGGCAAGGGCGCGGTCGACGCGGCGTCCGGTGTCGGGCTCGTCTCGCGCGTCCTGAACAACGTCGACTCGTCGAAGCTCCAGCAGAGCTTCCGGGACCTCAGCGCGCAGTTCAACGTCCCGATCGAAGACACGGTGCAGGCGGTCTACGGCTCGGCCAAGGTCTTCAACGACCAGGCCGACGCGGTGCAGGGGGCCACGGTCGCGTTGTACGCGATGAAGGTCGGCGAGCTCACCGCCGCTCAGTCGACGCAGTACCTCAACGCGATCGTCAACGGCTTCAAGCTCACTGCCGCCGACCTGCTGCCCGTTCTCGACTCGGTCAACAACGTGCAGAACCGTTTTGGCGGCAACCAGGGCCAGCTCATCGCGGGCGTCGCCAAGGCTGCGGGCGCGTTCCGGCTGGCGGGCGGCAACTTCCGCGACCTGATCGCCCTGATCGAGACCGGCACGAAGCTGACCGGCGCGTCCGGGGAGAACGTTGGTACGGCGATCTCGCGCGCCGCGTCGAGACAGCTCACACCGCAGGGCGCTGCGGCCCTGCGGTCGGTCGGGATCACGCCGGGCGGCGGGTTCATGGACACCCTGACGCAGGCGGTCAAGCTCGCCAAGGACGCGTCGCCGGAGCAGGTCAACGCCCTCGCGCGAGCCCTGGTCCCTTCGGGTGGTCAATTCGCCCGGTTCTTCATCCCGATCATCCAGAACCCGCAGCTCGTGCGGCGGATTCAGGGCGCGGCCGGGGAGGACCAGGCTCAGGGTTCCGCCGCTCGCGAGTTGCGCCACGCCCTCGGGCAGGTCAACGAGCAGATCAGCGCCATCGGCCACGGGATCGAGCGACTCGGGTCGGCGTTTGCGTCGGCCGGTGGCCTCGGCGGCGTCGGACTGCTGGTTCGCGTCCTGAACCAGGGCCTCACGATGACGACGAGCCTGGTCGAGGAGATCAGCAAGATCCCCGGCATCAAGGTCGCCCTCCCGTTCCTTGAGCTGTACGGGATCGTCAGGGCGCTCAAGTTCTTCAACCTTGGCGGGTCGCTGCCGGGAGCCCAGCCGGGATCGCTTCGCGGCGGCATCCAGGGTCTCGTCACTGCGAGCCCGGAGCGGATTCAGAACCGGGAGATCCTCAAGGACTTCGAGTCCGAGCGAAACCAGCTTTCCGGCGAGGCTCAGAACGCTGCGAGGGCAAGCCGCCTGGCCGCTTCGCGAGCGAAGAACCTCGCGATCGCAGCAGAGCAGATGGCTGTCGGGACGGAGGAGCAGGAGGCGGCGGTAGAGCGCGCCAACGTCGCGTTCCGCAAGTCGACCGAGGCGGCGCTGCTCTCCGCGCAGAAGGCCGAGGAGTTCCAGGCGCTCAACGAGCGCGAGGGCATCTACCGCTCCCTCCAGAGGGGCGGGATGGCCCCCATCCCAGCGATCACCGCCGCGGGCGGCAGGTTCGGGACCGGCACCCTGGAGCACGGGGCTGGTGGCGTACCGGTCGAGTACGCACGGTCGCTCGACGCGGCGGCCGTGGCCGACCACAGGGCCGCGGTGGAGGCGGAGGCGTCGGCGAGGACTCGGGCCACGGCGGCAGCCGATGTCGTGGCGGCCGAGGAGGTCGCAGGCGCGCGCCGGGTGGCGGTCGTGCGGGAGGGCGTCACCACCATCTCCGAGATCGAGGCGGTCGGGATGGCCGCAGTGGCGACCCGCTGGGAAGTCGGGATGGAGCGGATCACCGCGGCCACCGTTGCCGGATTCGGCGTGATGGGAGCGGCGGTGAGGGTGGGACGCGCCGTCCCCGGTGCCGTTCGCACGGGGCTCGGAGCACGGATTGGCGGGCCGGTCGAAGCGCTGTTCGTCGCCGGGATCACCAGCAAGGCGATCTACGACCACTACGACAACTACGCCAAGCAGGAAAAGAGCTTCTCGGACGCGGCGAACGCCGGGACGGTGAACCTCGAGAAGACGGTTACGCAGGGCAAGGCGATCCAGAAGCAGAACGAGGTCACGGCGACAGGGCTGCTGAGCGACGTTGCGCAGGGCAAGGTCGGAGACCTCTACTTCAAGGTCACGACCGGAGTCGGGAATTGGGTCAGGGACCAGCTCGGGCTTTTCAACCAGGCCAAGCAGGACCGGGAGAACACGGAGGCGCTCGCGTCGGAGCTTGCGCATCAGAGGCTCGCTCAGGGCACCGGCATCACGCGCACCGACCGACAGTCGCTCATCGACGAGCAGTTGAGGAACCTCCCCGACTGGTATCGCAGCAACCCGGCGGTCCAGCGGCAGGCCGCTCAGGTGGCCGACCGGGAGATAGCGGCAGCCAAACGACGCGGGGCCGCGGGGCAGGGCACGCTCCTGACGACGAACCAGATCGACCGGGGGCTCAGGCAGCGACTCGCCGACGCCACGAGCGACAAGGAACGCTTCGACGCCTACGACAAGGCGTCGAGCGACTTGAGCAACTCCTACGCCACGATCTTCGGCGGGAGGCAGGCCAAGGCGGCGTCGGCTGCCGAGCGGTCCAAGGTCGTCGCAGGCCGGGCGCTCCTGTCCGCCCAGACGGGCGACTGGACCGCGCTCCAGAAGGCACTTGCGGACGGCTCGATCTCCCTCGACGGCTACGCCCAGGCGATCACCGACACGATCGCCCAGACGGGCGTCACGGGCGTCACGGTCAAGAGGGCGCAGTACGGGATCGAGCAGGCCCTCACGAACCTCGGCAAGGCGGCGTTGCTGGGTCCCGCGGGTCAGGGCGACGCGACGAAAGCGCTCAAGCAGATCAAGGACATCCAGGACTCGATCACCGGACCTGCCCAGCAGAACTTCCAGACCGCGTTGTCTCTCGCGCAGACCCCGCAGCAGGACGAGGCGGCTCGCCAGACCTACCTGGATCAGGCCCCCCGCTTCATCATGGGGGTCTTCAACAGGAGGATTCGCGCCGCGCTGGCCGACATCGCGCGACTCCAGCTTCTCCCTCGCACGACCGCCAATCTGCAAGCGCTCCGCGAGGACAGGTCGACCCTCGCGCAGACCCGCCAGCAGAGGGGCCTGTACCAGCCGACGTTCGACGCGACGGTCCTACAACAGAGCCAGCAGCATCTCGAGCAGAGCGTCTTCCCGCTGATCGACTCGAGGGCCGCGCTCGCCGAGGCCAGAACCTCAGACCCGACCGAGAAGATGCGGATCGCGCTGGAGGCAATCAACCACAAGATCCGCGACATGGTGAAGGCGCACCTGACGCACACCAAGGAGTTCATCGACCTCCAGACCGCGGCCGCCACGGCGTTGCAGAACGTCGCCGACAACGCCGTGCAGCAGTACGACGACCAGGCCGCGGTCGCCGACTCGGCCGCGGGGATCGGAGCGACCCAGGCCCAGAAGCTCACGACGGCGCTCAACCGCTCGATCGACCGGCTCGCATTCCTGCGCAGCCACCACGCCTCCGCACACGACATCTCCCAGCAGATCGTCGCGGTCAACAACAACCGCGCGGCGTGGCAGGACTACCTGACCGGCCAGGCCCAGGCGTACGTCCGGGCGTCGGCCAATCTCGCGGCGAGCGGCACCACAGACCCGGTGAAGCTCGCAGATATCAACTTGAGGCGCGACATCCAGTTGAGCAAGTACGCGCAGACCCCGGCCGAGAAGATCGACGCGCTCGCCACGGTCCGTAGCGACCGGCAAGCTCGGCGTCAGGCGGGCTGGCAGGACCGGCTGGACACGATCAACTTCAACCTCGACATGGGCCGGATCAGCAAGGACATCGCCGCCACGGAGATCGAGGCGCTGGCCCGGAGGGTCAAGAACAACAAGGCGTACAAGAACCAGCTCCTGCTGCAAGCGCACGAGCTCCGCGCGTCCCAGGCTGACGCCAGCAACTACGAGCTCAACGTCGGCAACATCAAGTTCCCGACCGCGTACGAGGTCATGCGCGGCATCGGGCAGGCCAACAAGGCTTCGTCGCGGACGCTGAGCACCGGCAACGTTCATGCGACTGCAAACGCAACTATCAACGTCAACGTGGCGAACAGGGGCGACGTGGGCGCGGTCTCCGACGCGATCGACACGGTTCTGTCGACTCACGTCCGATCCACGCTGCGGGCGAAGGGAGTGCTTGGCGGATGACCGTGGTGCACAACGTCTTCACGAACCCGGCGACCGGCGACCAGTTCACGTGGCCGATCAACCACGACACCGAGGACATGGGCGGGCGCTCGCGGCAGATCACCTACAGCGGCAACACGAAGCAGGTCGGCCTGGTCCGCCAGCAGGGCGACAGTATCCCGATGCAGTTCAAGTACAGCGGAACGTTTTTCGATCAGGCGTCAATCCAGCGCATGTTCGACTTCTACAACCTCGGCCGCAGCCAGACGATCTACTTCACGGACTTCTCCGGGGCGATGTACGAAGTGCTCATCACGGAGTTCACGCCGGTCCGCAAGCGCACGGTGCGCAACAGCCGGGACTTCGCGCACGCCCCGACGTGGTACTGGACCTACACGATCACGATGGACGTGGTCACCGTTCTCGCTGGCTACCTGCTGGGCCACGTCGTCGACGCATGAGCCCTCGTCCACTCGGCGCACGCGGTGTCAAGGACGTACCGAAGCTCCGCGCCGCGCAGTTCCTCCAGCCGCCGAGCGCGGAGGCGGGTCCGGAGGGCAGCACCGGCTCTCGCGGCACAGCACCGATCGACACGATCAACCACTTCGCCGGGATCGGCTTCGACACGGTCAGCAACCAGGTCTACGGGACCTGCTGCCCCACGGGTATCGGCAACTTGATCCGCCTGACCTCGGGCTACTACACCGACCGGCAGATCCAGCCGTCGTCCGATGATGTCTACGACCTGTACCGGCGCGCGGGCAATCCGGGCTTCGTGCCGGGCGTGTCGGTCCAGGACGGCCCGGACGACCAGGGGTGCTATATCCAGGACGCCCTCGACGAGGTCCGCATCAACGGGATGGGGGCGGGCAAGTACGGCCGGGTCTACGCCCTCGCGCACGCCACGGTCGACCACACGAATGAGGCGGAGCTCAAGCAGGCCATGCAGATTTTCGGCGGCCTGCTCTACCAGACGGAGATTTCGGCGGCCCAGGACGCGGCCTACGAGGTCGTCTACGCGGAGGCCACGGCCGGAATCCCGGTCGACCTCAAGGACCCTGACACGTGGTGGGACGGGTTCTCGGGGGAGGACCGTGGCGCTCATGTGACGGTGGCCGGAGCCTACGAGCCGACCGAGATGCAGGACATCATCACCTGGGGCTATCGCATCCCGACGACCCGCAACTACCGGCAGGTCAATGCGGGGCGTCTCCAGGAGGTCTGGATCGTCATCTGGCCGTGGACGCTGGAGCACCCGAACTTCCAGGAGGGCGTCGACTACGACGCGCTCCAGACCGCCTACCACGCCCTGACGGGCGGCAACCTGCCGCCGCAGCCGACCCCGACCTCGATCGCGGGGCGCTGGAAGTCCGGCAAGCACGTCGGGGCTGCCAAGCCGCGCGCGAATGTGATGGTCCGCCGCGGCCATTACCACCGCCGCTACTCGGCCGACGGCGTGTGGCAGGCCGTCTGGGTCGCGGACTCCGACTGGATGGTCATCCCGAACATCACGCAGATCACGCTCGAGTCGAGCTTCGACAGCAACGGCGTGACGGTGGCGACCGTCCAGATGGACAACGTCGGCTACATCAATGCCGTGGGCGCTCTCGGCGATCCGTTCCACAAGATCGAGCGCGGCTGGTTCTCGCCGCTGCGGGCGTACAAGGCTCCGGGCCGTCCGAGCCTCTTTCACGAGCCGAACGAGTGGGACCGGCTGCTCACCGACTCGGTGGAGATCCACATCTCGCAGGGCTACGGGGACCAGATCGTCCCGACCTTCTCCGGGCTCATCGACTCGGCCACCGTCGGCGACCTGCCCGACCAGATCACGCTGTCATGTCGCGACTTCGGTCTGAACCTCGTCGACAGCAAGCTGTTCGGCTGGAACATCGACCCCGACAAGCGTGATCCGGTGACGTTCTACGACCGCGGTCAGGTCCAGCAGCGCCTCGACTCCAAGGTCAAGGCCACGCGGGACGAGGGGGCTCTCCAGCAGAAGAAGGGCGTCCTCATCGACGACCTGTCCGACATGGTGAAGATCGCCTGCCGATGGGGCGGCTGGAACGTCAACAACATGCGCATCGACCCGACCGGAAACCTCGGGCCGCACGGACTCAAGGCACAGGGAATCGTGTTCGACGTGCAGAGCACGCTCATGGACATCATCAAGAAGGCGTGCGATCTGACCGGCTTCATCTTCTACATCGAGCCCGCGAGCGGCGCGCATCCCAACGGCCGCCCGGTGTTCAAGCAGTCCGAGGCCGCGGGCCAGAACCCGCCGATCTTCACGGAGATCCGCGACGACCAACTCCTGACTGGAGTCCAGTACCAGACGGACAACACGCAGAAGGCGAGCATCATCCGGGTCCGCGGCAAGCTCCCGAAGAACGGTCGCGGGGGTCTCAAGCTCGGCGGCGACCAGACCCTCGGGATCACCGGGCTCTACCGCCCGCCGTGGCACAAGACCATCTACCTGACGGGGACCGACCGCGACGCGCGCGTCCTGCGCCACGAGATCCACCAGGAGCCGCTGTTCACCACGCAGCACGAATGCGACCTGGCCGCTCAGTTGATCGCCTTCCGGCAGGCCCTCGCTGCCACCACGGCCACCGTCGAGATCCCGGCCTACCCGTACTTCTACCTCGACCGGGTCCTGACGCTCATGGATCGTCCGTCCGGGATCAATTCCCGCATGTGGCTGGCGCACATCACGAGCACGCAGACGTTGGGTCAGAACGGCACCTACAAGATGTCGCTCGGCGTGGCGCTGCTCGACAACCCGGACGTGTCGGAGGTCGTCAAGGATCTGATCGTCACGTGGGCCGAGCCGAACCTCGGGATTACGGGGTGGTGATGAGCGACCAGGCCACATCCGTCCCGACCCATGCGCTTCACCGTTCGATCGGGACGCTGGCGCACGGTATCGCCCAGGAGATCCTCAATACCGAGCGCAGTCGGCAGTGGGGCGCGCTGCGCGAGTGCGTGGAGCAATTCCAGATTTCAGTCTCGGGAACCGCCTCGGACTACCCCGGCTGGCTGGAGCTCGAGCTCAAGTTCACGCAGCACTTCGTGACGGTGACCGGCAACCGGATGTCCGATCTCGAGCGGCCGCACTTCTACTACGGCTTCGAGCTTGTCACCGGCCAGTCCCAGAACGCGATCGTGATCGAGAACACGCCGGGCGGCGTGACCCGCTCGGACCCGGTGATGTTCTGCGCCGTCGTCACCGAATGGGTCATCAGCGACGCCTCGATG